TATATGATGAAGAATTAGATGAAATAATTATATTTGATAGTAATAATACCAATAATATAGACTTTTATGACGGATATACTGTTGCTATAGGAGCATCCGTAAATAATATAACTGGGCCTTATTATGCTAGACTTGACGGGAATTTAGTATGGGGGAGTATTGTACAAGATGATAGTGTCACTGCTCAATGTTTTGATACAGAACATAATATTATATTAATGGACTATACTACAGCTAATATTACATTAGGTGGAACAAATTATCCAATAGGTGGATTAATATGTGCAAAAATAGATAATAATAATAATTATTTATTTAGTAGAAGAATAAGTGGAAATGATATTGAATCAAATTTTATATGTCCAGTTATAGATTATGAGCATCCAAACGATACTTATTATTTTCATAGTGGCATAATTACAGCTAATATAACTGAAAATGGGATATTATTATCCCATACATTAGGTAATGCCAGCCAAATATTTAATTATTTTATCGATTCTGCTAATTCACCACTTGGTATTCTAACAGCAGATGTTACTGCTGGTAATCCAGCTAGTGTTCAAATATTTGGACAATATACTATGCAAAATAATGTACTAATCACTGGAAATGACTATTATAATAATTATGGAAGTATAATCACTGAACCACTTGTTAAGAAGAAAATCGGAAAAGCAATATCAACAACAGATATAATTATTGATATATAATCATAATATAATTATAGCATTAGGCTTGTTTAGATATTCATAATATACAATTTATATACTATGAATGTAATATTATTAAAATTAATTATCTGGATTCAATCTGAAATCATCCAATGCCCAACATTTACGTAAAGGTGCAAGTTTTTTATTAGTGTTCAAGTTATATATTGAATCATATGCTTGTCTTTCTTGTACAAAATGTCTTGGAGATTGTCTGGTAGGATAATTATGGACACAATCATTTGTCCAACACCTATTATATTTATTATGATATGCCATCTCTCTATCTAATATTTCTTTACCGTTTAATTGCAAAAATAATCTATATTGATCATCGCGCCATATATCATTTATATATTTTATATATTCATTTCTTCTTGTTGCTGTTTTATAATCTCCCAAATGGCGGCCACCGTCTTCCATCATAGGAGGACAATTCTGAAAATAGTTATCCATTTATATATATTTCTACTAGATTTTATTTTTTAGTGCTAAATCTGTTTTGATATTATTGTACAATTCTTTCTTTTTATAGTTTTTTCTCCTAGCATCTTTATCAATATATGATAGTGGCAATTTAAATTTTTTTGTTATAAGTTTTAAATCTTGAACAGAATATGATTCTATTGCCATAATTCTACCTTTTTTAAATACATCATCAACAAGATAATTTATAGGTTTAAGTTTAGTATGGACAGATAACATACTTTTAATACTTACTTTACTCTTTACTGACTCATTGTCTTCAAATATCTTCATACTATCATATGATGTATTATCATTTTCTACATCCTTTACATCTTCCTTTGTATCGCCATTTGTATCATCTTCTGTATTTGTATCATCTTCTGTATCTGTTTCTGCATCATCTGTTTCTGTATCTTCTACATCATCTGTTTCTGCATCATCTTCTGCATCATCTGTTTCTGTATCATCTGTTTCTGTATCATCTTCTGCATCATCTGTTTCTGTATCATCTTCTGCATCATTATCTGTATCATCATCTGTATCTGTATCTTCTGCATCATTATCTGTATCATCATCTGTATCTGTATCTTCTGCATCATTATCTGCATCATCATCTGTATCTGTGTCTGTGTCTGTGTCTGTGTCTGTGTCTGTGTCTGTGTCTGTATCTGTATCTTCTGCATCATCTTCTGCATCTTCTATAATTTTGGTATTATTTGTATTATGTATTATTTTATTTTTTTGGTTAGGTGATTTATTATTGTATGGTATTTGACATTCAGCACCCAGATTACATAAAGTAGATTCTTGTATATTTTTGTTGATATTGGGTGTATTATTATCTGATAATACGATTATTTTTTTATTATTTTCTGTATTTTCAGTATTAATTTCTGGATATATATCATTATTATATATCATTTGATAAATATCTAATTCAATATTATCAAATTGTTCGATATTATCATTATTAATCGGAAAAAAATTATAAATAGGTATATCATCATTTTTATTTTTATTATCTGTATTGTTTGGATATATAGGTATATCTACATCCTGAATTACAGGATCTGATGAGTGATTATTTTTAAATATAGATTCATCATCACCACTCATATAATAACTAGTTATATTAATATGTGATGATTTATCAGATTGTTTTTTTTTGAAAATATCATTTTTAGTTTTTGCGGCATCTGACAGATAATTTATATTGGTATAATCGCTATATTCTTCCTCTGTAAAATTGTTTGATATTCTTGTGATAGGTTGATTATTTAAAAAAGTTATTTGTTTTAACTGTTGTATATTATTTTCGCTAATATTTTTGATATGTGTAATATATTTTTCCATAGTATTATTAATATTAAGTGTATTATCAGTTCCAATTTTTCGCATATTATCAGCAATAACTCCAAATTTCATAAGTAGATTACCTTTTATAAAGGATACTTCTCTATACAGAAGAACAACTAAAAAAATTAGTACAGTTAATATTATCATTTTGTAATCCATTATTATATATTATGATGTAAAAAACTAGTTCTTTTTGAACTCGCTAAAAAATAGATTATATATATATAATGCCATCCTTTAAAATAACAAAATCAGACATAAATGAAATGTTTTATGATATAATAAAATTTATGACATATGGTATAATAGTTCACATATTGTTAGTATCTGTAGATGAAATTGGAGAACCTTTTAATAAAAAAATGTTGAAAGTATTATTGTATACTTGTATATCAATGATAGTATATCATTTGCTAGTAAAGAAGATAGTTAAACACTTATTAGAATAATAGATAATATATTATAATGGTTGTTTTTTTCAAAAAGGGATATTGTTGTGTAGTCAAGAAAAATAACCATGAACCTTACGATAATTTTGTAAGTAGAGGGTTATTTGTAGTTAATCAGAGACCTAAAAGTATGGAAGAATACAAAGATATTATAAACAAGTCTTATATATATATTAACATCAAAAATGGGTTAATATATGGAGATAGTATAATGAAAAGTATATGTGAATTATCTACCGGCATTTAATTTATCTTCAATATATTCTACATTTATGCGATCAGGTGGTGTTATTCTTCTTGATGAATGCCATTCTTTCATATCCATTGGCGCACCATGGGTATATGATGGAAGGATTGCTGATCTTTGTTGAGTTACACAAATTGGTGGTCTTGGTGGTTGTCTATACCACTTTTCAGGGGGTAAAAAAGAATATCCATATTCATAGTCATGACTTTTATATCCAGAAGCAACTGGAAGATGATTATAATCAGTATATGGTATTTCATCATCTAAATCTCCAGTTATCCTTCTTTTATTATCAGTTGTTCTTAATATTTCTGATTTTTCCCCAACATCTTGATATCTACCTTCAAATCCATTTGTGTTTTGAAGGCGATCTTCTATTCTATCTTCTCTTGCTTCATCACGAGCCATTTTTTTAGCTAATTTTGAATAATCTTTATTTTTGAATTCTTTATAAGATGGATAATTATCATAAAACATACCACCAAAACCATACCTATCATCACGACCCATATTATCATATCTAGAAGTCATATTATAATCTGTTTTAGTTTCTTCAAAACCTTCAATATCATGTTTTTCTTTTGTAATTGTATTATTTACATCCTTTTCCTCACTATATTCAGAAGAACTATCATCACATACTATCCTACATTTATTTTTAGGTTTAACTTTCTTATTCTCTTTAAATGATTCTACATTACATGTATCACATTGTTCTTCTCCAGTTATATTTATGTGTTTGCCATTAAAAATATTAATACATACCCTTTCGATAAGAATATACAAAACCATAATAACTATAGTTCCTATAATTGAGCGTGTTATATCTAACTGAATATATGGTAAATTACGGAATATGATATATATTATAGATATTAAGGCCAAATATCTTAATATATCAAATATAATTGTTATATTAATCATACTATATATATAAATTGCAAAAAAAATACAGCCTAATCGTATAATTGACACTTCATATATTCTGGATTTATAAGTGTACGTATAATTTTAACAGTTGCTATAGCAAATGTAATTATAAGTGCTAATATAATATTATGATAATGCTTATCTATATTAGCATATGGAACTAGTTGATATCTGTATATATAATCGGTATATATTGTGTATGCTATAAATCCTGTAAGTGAAACTTGTAACGAATCCATTAGTATCTCATTTATATCAATCTTACACTTATTTTTTATTTTTGATATAACTAAAAGGATGAATTGAGTTATAAACAAAGCTATTGCGATAATTATTTTATGTGTTATGTAATTACTGTTATTAATATCTGGAATATTAAAAAAGAACAGTGAGAATAAAAATATGATTAAAAATAATATATTAACTAAAATATACATTATATAACGATATATCATAAAAAAATATTGTTATATAATTAATAATTACAGCTATTCCAATTACAGCTATCTCAATTAAAATTTGCAAAATTTTTGCATTATAATAATAATACACCCATATTTTACAATATTTCTTTAAAAGTAATACTATAATAATAAGTTTCACATAACATTATCCTTATAAATTATATACACAAGTAATAGTATAATTATAATATGTAAACCTACTAAAACTAAATAATATTTACCTATTTTTTTAAATAATTCTGATATTACTGGATTTATTATGTTATTTGATATTTTATTTTTATTTTCATCTTTTTTGAATTCTATAACTAACGCATTTATAATATCCTTAGTTATTGGACCGATATATTCGTTCATATAATTCATATATTATTTTTCAATATATTATTTTTATGTTTCAATCCCATATATTTATACTTGTAATTTTTATAAGATATATAATAGCCACCTTTTTTAGTATTTGCTATATCTGTTGTATATGTTATGGTATTACTTAAACATTTTATATTACCCATATATTTTCTTTTTGTTAGAGTAATAGGTTCTAATTTGGTAATATATGGCATATTATCAACAAGTCGTTTTAAAATTCCTCTAGTTCTTCCTCGTAAAGTCCACGTTTTGCCATTAATATCAGATATAGTTGTACTATTTTTAATAATATTATCTATTGGAATACGCACAATATTATCTGTTTCTTTCCAATGGTGGCTACAGTCATCTGTATTATTTATATTTGAATAATATACATTTTCATCGATTTTATTTATACATATAACAAAAGATACATACTCCCACATAAATATAGGAAAACTTTTATTTTTAATGGTATTTATATCAATATTAAACATATTTCTTGATTCTTCCATTGTTTCTCGTTGTGCTGTTTGAAATATATTTTCACCTTTATCTTTTAATCCTCCTAAATCCTCTAAATTTCCATTTGAGCTGTTAGAAAATAAAATAATATAGTTTGTATCATCTCTTTTCTCTATTATAAATATTCCTGATCCGGTATATTTTTTATTTTTGTTTGATATACTGTTCATCTATAATATATTATGTATTTTTATAGTGTATTATAATAATTAATATTATATATGAGTGATACCTTTCAAATACAAAATTATAATTTTAATGATATTAACTTTATCAGAGATAAGAAAAATTATAAAATATATATCAAAAAAGGAAATAAGAACTGTAGGATTAGACTACTTACATCAATACTATCTATTCCGTTTGGAATTGAGAAGTATTTCAATAAGTATATATTAAATTTGAGTTTTTTCAATATAAAAGAAAACAACTCTGCACATAATTTCTACTCTGTACTATTAGATATTGATAAATATTTTATGAATATTAAGGATGTTGATACAGCCCCTATTGACTTAAAATTATTAGTTAAGGATAAAACTTATATGTCTTGTATAAGGGAAACTTCTCCTTATCCTCCGCTTTTAAGAACACATATTAAAATAGTAAAAAATAGTATTATTACAAAATTTATATCATATAATGATGTAAATTTATGTATACCAGAAGATAAAATTAAAAATAAAAAAGGGTATTTTACTATAGAATTATCTGGTTTATGGGTAAATAAAGACAGTTATGGGTTGATATGGTATTTAAATGGAGGGAAAATTTATTAATAATAAATTAATAAAAGTCTTCACTATCAACATATGAATCAATGCCATAATTTATACTTAATGGTGAATAGCTAGCATCAGGAACATCTACTGATGTAGTATCTGATATATTTTCAGATGATGTATTCTCTGGTGTTTCTGATGTCTTTTTTGCTTTCTCCTCTCTTTTCTTTTCAGAAATTTCTCTATGTTCTTTTCTTATCTTTTCACCTTTTGACAGATCTTTTTCAAATTTCTTAAGATCCTTTTTAATTTCTGAAAGTGTTCTATTTCCTTTTTTTTCTGTTACAAATTTATCCATTTCTATAGATTGATCCATATTTGATAATTTTGGGAATTTTTTCTTAATCATATCCCATAATAGAGATTTATAATTTCTTGCTTTATCTTCAGATACTTCTAATATCTTTTGTATTTTGTCTACAACTTCTTTATGTATATTTTTATTCTGTCTAGCTATCATTCTGGATAATTGTGTTGGTTTTCCTCCATATTGAAATGATAACTCATCACTACAACTTCCACCACCACTCATTGTTGCCTCATAGTTATTTATTATGCTTTGAATATAATCCTCAGTATCTGCTACATTATTTCCACCTTTAAAATTATTACTGTCATATCTACCTAATAATGCATTCAAATAATTTTCTGTTGAATTTGTAATAGAATCTCCTCCTCCCAGCATATTATTATTGTTATTATTATTGTTAATGTTATTTTCTAACCTTTTTAGGAAAGAGTCAGTATTTTCACTAGGTATATTTTTATTATTTTCCTTATCAATAACATTTTGTAGGAAAGAGTCAGTACTATTATCTTTAGCACTATTTTTTTTGGCACTATTTCTTCCATCAGTTTGAGTATTAAATAAATTATCATTTAATTCTGTTTCATCTGGTTTATATGTGTCGATATTTAGTACAAATATATTTGGATTTTTATCACTAAATTTCATATTTGCAGTATCAGTATATGGGGACATTGGTCCCATATTATTTTTTGTAGTTAATAATATTTTTTGAATATTTTGGAAAGCATTATTAAACATATCAACAGGACTCATAACAGATTCAGATTCTATAGTTTCAGTTTCAATGTTTAATCCATCATTATTTTTAATAGAAAAGTTTGCACCCATATTGTACATTATATCAACAAATTTATGATGTCCATGTTTTAATGCAACCATAGCTGGTGTATCTCCATGATTGTTATTTTGTATATTAATAACAGATTTGATATCTGGGTTATTTAATATAGAATTTAACAAACCATTATTAATTTTGTCAAAGAAATATGCAATATAGTGAAGTATGGTATTACCATGTTCATCTTGTGCAGTTATATCATCAATATAATTATTTTTAAGAAGATAATCAACAACATCAAATTTACCCTCTGCTGCAGCCTTAAGTCCAGCTTTATTTGAACTACTACTAAATAATCCACATAAAAATCCTCCTTTTTGCCCATCAGTATCAACTGTTAATTTTGGAGAATTAACAAATTGAAAATCTGATGCATAATCACTTGCACTTATACTTGGTATATTAATACGTTCCATTATATAAGTAAATGATATAATTTTTTTTAATGTTCGGATATATTGTACAAGTTTATTTATATAATTATGATATATGAATATCAATAATTTTAATTTTGACAATGTTTGTATATCTGAGCCTGTATTTGACAATAATAAGAATATATATGTATCAGATATCATGTATAACACTAAAAATATGAATTGTGTAAGTTTTTTAATACAAGATCCAAATATAATAAAAAATAGCAATAACATTTTGCATATAGAGATAGAAGATGAAAATATATATCAATTTATATATAAGTTAGAAGATGCTATTTTAAAATATATTACAAATAATTCAGAAAATATATTTGGAACAGAATTAGATAGAGAAAGTACAGAAAATATGTTAATAAGAAGTTTCCATATACCATTAACACTTAATAATAATCCATATATGAAGATATATAATACTATCGCATATGATAATAATTGTAATTATGATATAACATTAGGTATTGACAGGTTGGAATTTTATAGGACTAAATTTTATATAAATCTAGTGATTAAAGATGCACCAAAACCAGTATTAACACAATTACAAGTGCCAATTTTGCAACCTATGAATAAATTACAAACAGATAATACAGAGTATCAAGATACTAGTGAACCTGATGATCTTAGTTTTGACATAGATGACGATGATGCGTCAGTTATATTGACAGAATGTTTCATAAACAATAAATAAAATCTTTTGTATAATTATATAGAATAATGGCTTTTAAAAACCAAACTAAAACATTATTAGCTGTTGGAGGTATATTATTAATAATATTTTTATTATATAAAGGAGCCAATGGCGCAATCATTAATGATGGTGAAGTAGCATTTTCTGAAGAAGAAACAATTCTCCCAGAAAATATGGAGGAAGAAGTAATTGAAGAAGCACCTAAATACAAAGATTTACCATTACCAAGAGAAGATATGGTAAAATATTTCCCACAAAAAGATTATGCACCACCTGAATCTGATTGGTTAAAACAAAAATTTAACGGAAGAAATACAACAGATAGAGGTTATAAAAATAGTAGTTATAGTGGTGCATTAAGAGGAGATTTAGGACCTAGTGATTGGGAAGATTATTATGACCATAATAACAATGTTATCGGAAATAGTCAAACAGGTGAAAATGACAAATTCTTACCTATTGATGAAACTGGTGGTGGTTTTGCGGTATTTAAAAGTAAAGGAAGAGCTACCTGTGGTAGTAATCAAAACTGTGAACCAGAAGATTTATTTGATGTAGATAAATATTTACCCCAAGAAGTCAATGATGATTGGTTTGATGCTCCAAAAGAATCAATCTCATTAAAGAACAAAAATTTGATAAACATTGTTAAGCCAATTGGTATAAATACTATCGGAACATCACTAAAGAATTCATCATATGATTTAAGAGCAGAACCAGCAAATCCAAAATTTGTAATAAGTCCATGGTTAAATACAAGTATTGAACCAGGTAATAATATTAAACCTTTATTTTAGACAAAAAAAATTGATTTATGAAATATAAATAATAAATAATGTAGAATATTATATTATTTATTATTCGTATATGCTAAAAACACAGGAATTAGTAAGCTTTCTTAAAAAAACATCTGATCTTGATGATTTTTATAACAAAATCAAAAAGAAATCTGCAAATTATAAAGGTTATGCATTTGAACTATTAACAAAATACATATTTCTGTATCACCCACAATACAGAAATCAAATCGAATTTGCATATCTTTATGATGAGGTTCCACAAAAAATAATAAAAAAATATAATTTACCAACAAAAGATAAAGGGATTGACTTAATTGCTGTTACAAAAGATAACGAATATTATGCAATACAATGCAAATATAAATCTACCCGAAATTCAGCAACTTCATGGTCAGAATTATCTACATTTTGTGGTATGCTTAATAATGTTAAAGGATGTTTTGAGAAAGGTATATTAGTTACTAACTCTTATAATCTTAATGTTGAAACTAAAAGAGCTATAACAAATGGAAAACTGATATGTATTGATGGAAATTTTTTTGATTCAATGTCTGGATCTATATTGAAACATATTACAAATTGTATAGTTAATAAAAAAGTAGTACCTTACAGTTTTGAACCAAGAGAATATCAAAATAATATTGTTCAAAAAACTACAAATTATTTTTCTAAAAAAGATAGAGGCTGTATTATTATGGCATGTGGTACAGGTAAAACTATAACATCTGCATTTATAGATAAACAGATGAATAATACTACAACATTAATATTAGTACCATCATTATATCTATTATCGCAATTATACAGGGAATGGTCTAATTTTTATACATCAAATATTATTAGATTCTTATTGATAGGTTCAGATAGTGATGTTGAAAAAGATGATAAAAATATTGTTCATGGTCTAATAACAACAACTAATGAAGACAAAATTGCATCAAAAATACGATACTATAAAACTTATAACAAAAAGATAATAGTTATATCCACATATCAATCAGCTGAACGATTAAAAAATACCGACATTACATTTGATATATGTTTCTTTGATGAAGCTCACAGGACAGCAGGTTGTAGAAAAAATATATTCACGGCATTATTAACAGATGATATTGTCACAATCAATAAAAGATTATTCATGACTGCAACACCAAAAATATATAATAATATAGGAGAAAAAATAGAAAATACATACACTATGGATAACAAAGCTATTTATGGAAATGAGATAGCTACATATTCTATTAGACAAGGTATTAATGATGGGTATTTATCTGATTATGAGATAGTTGTATTGAATATAACAGATAAAACTATAGCAGATTACATTAAGAGAAATAATTTAACAGATTATGCAGATAGTCATCATTTAGCATGTGCGTTAGCTATTGATAAGGCGTTTAAAGAACTCAAATGTACACATATGTTAACATATCATAATAGAATACCTAATTCTAAAAAATTTGTTAAATTGTTAGACAATATATCAACATGTGATAAATATGTCGCCCATATTGATGGAAAAATACCACAAAATACCAGAAAAAAGATAATAAATGATTTTATATCGGAGAAACAAGCAATACTGACAAGTTCTAAAATTTTGAACGAAGGTGTTAATATACCTATAGTAGATAGCGAATGTTTTGTTGAACCTAGAAAATCTACATTTGATATAGTACAGTGTATAGGTAGAGCATTAAGAATACACAAAGGGAAAAAGATTGCAAGAATTATTGTCCCAATTTTATTTGATGAGAATAATAAAGATAGATGTAATACCGATACATCATTTAGTAATATGTTATATATCATTAAAAGTATATCGGAACATGATGAAAATATAGGTGAATATTTTAGTGCAAGAATGAACAATAAACCGATTGATAAGAGAATAATAAGATATATAAAATATAATGATAAAGGGCCGATGGAAGATATATTAACTGATGTTAATCTTGATCAATGGATAAAATCAATCGAATTAGATATATTCTTAAAGGCTGATCAATGGGAATTCAAGTATCAAAAATTAGAAAAATTTATTAAAGACAATAAATCATATCCTTGTCAGAGTAAATCTGACAAAAATCAAAATACAATTGCAAATTGGTGTAATAAGCAAAAGGCTGATAAAAAAAAAGGTTCGTTAAGTAATTATCAGATTAAAAAATTAAATAATCTTCCAGATTGGACTTGGGATAAAGATGGTACATTTATGGTAAATTATAATAGAGTTGTAAATTATGTTAAGAAATATAATAAATTACCATCACATGGTAACAAAAATAATGATATTCAAAAAATAGGTAAATGGTGTTCTATGAGAAGAAATGAATACAAACAAAACAAATTAACTGATGAAAGGATAGATATGTTAGAAAATATAGATGGATGGTATTGGGATAAATACACAGACATGTTTAATAACAATTATACAGATTTAAAAAATTTTGTCGAAATAAATAATAGATTACCACAAGCAAATAGCAAGGATGATAAAGAAAAAAGTTTATATATATGGATAAATAAGAACAGAAGTAAATATAAAAATAAAAAACTGACACAAAATCAGTTTAATATGTTAATTAATTTGGGTATTAATTTTAGCAATACTCGTAGGGCTAAAAAATGTAGCTGGGATGAAAGATATAGCAAATATTTAAATTTTTGTAAAACAAATAATAGACACCCAAAGATAAATATAGATAGTGAATCTGTATTATATAATTGGTCTAACCAACAAAAATCAAAATATAAAAATAAAAAGTTATCAGAAAATGAGATAGAAAAATTAAATAATATTGATGGTTGGTTTTTTGAAAGAGATCCTTTTACTAAAAATGCAAAAGAATTAATGAAATTTGCCCAAAAACACAAAAGAATGCCTGTTATAAAAGATAATTTTGATAATGGTAAATCTTTATCATATTTTGCGCAAGATAGAAGAAAAGATTACAAAAATAAGAAATTATCAAAAGAACGTATTGATAAGTTAGAAAGTATACCATTTTGGTACTGGAATAAGAAAGAAAAAGAGGTACAGGATGATATAATGAATATAAATGATTTTGTGGAAGTATATCATAGATTTCCTAAATTTAATGTTGAGTTAAAAAGGGAAAGGTGTTTGTATATATTATTAACTGCATTAAGGACTATGTATGCTAAAGGTGAATTAGATAAAATATACATAAATGTAGCTGAAAGTATAAAAGGATGGACATGGTAACCTATTATAAAAAAATTGAAAAAAAATGTTTAATATGTACAGATTAATATATTATTCATATAAAACAGATATGAATAACCTATTCGAATCATTCAAAGAACAAAGAAACGATTTTCTAAACAATTTGGCAAATATGGCTGAAAAAGAAATGTTAAAATGTGATGTAACTGAAGTAAATCCATTTGGAGAAAAATCTACTAGATCATGTAGTGAATTTGATAAAGGATATGTAATTGAAATGATAAAAGATATGGGTAAAATTAATAAAATGTTCGATAAATCAATGGATAAAAAATTACAACTAAAAAATGTATATGCGGATATGTTTGAATCATATATTTTAACAGATTCTTTTGTCAGACATAGAATAAAAGGTACTGGATGTTTGTTATACAAATATACTGATAATCCATATATTGTCCTTAATACAGACAATATTGTACAAAAACTTAAGACAAGTGAAAATAATGTGACATTAACATGTACAGACCAAGAAAATGGTTTTAATTATGAACTTAATGCTGAATTTGATATTAGCAATTAATTTATTAGTGTATCAAAAAAATTGATAAAATAATAATATAAAGTAAATTTTACTGATATTACATAATAATAGGATGGACATTAATAAAGATGATTATATAAATATGGAAAATAGAACATTTGGAATTATGAATATATTTTTTCAATATTATAAAGAGTTATACGGCAGACCAAATAATGAAAAAATATTTGAGAATATAGATTATTCAGATAGTAGATCAACAAATCGATGGATGGAACTTTTGTATGAACACAAGATAAAATATACAGAATTAGGTGATAATATATTTGTATCTGACCCAGAAGACATAAATATAGAAGATCATCCAAATATATATCAATTATTAATTAATAATATTCAAGTAAAAGTGTCAAATGCTTTATTACCACTATTAGAATACCTATATGACAATTGTGATTGGAAGAAAACCCATTGGCAAGTTGAAGTTATAAAATCAGAATATTAAGTTAATATTCTTTATGAAAATTTGTTTATAAAGAATATAACATGCCAAGATCATCAAAATCAAATAAAAGTGTTGGACTAAAAGATGTATTAAATGGACAAATAATAGATCATATATCTCAAAATAGTTCATTAACTATTAATTTATGTGACGATCCACCGAGTATTGATAGTGAAGATGATGATTATGAGATGGATAGTGAAGAGTTGGCATTACTAGCGGAATTTAGAGAAAATGTAGTAAAATATGTAACTATTGATAATTTAATCCTTACAAAAAAGAATGAGCTGAAAATTATAGAAGCAAAAAATAAAGAGATAACAAATGTACATAAAAATAATATAAGAGAATTGGCAAAAAGTAAGGAACCATATGAAAAAAATATATTAGAATATTTAAACAAATTAGGAGAAGACACAGTGGATTTAAGTGATGGTAGATTACGAAAGATAGAGAGGGAAATTAAAGGAAGACTAACAAAAGATATAGTTGTATCAGCTATTCAGAAACATATATATGATACTTTGGTAGTGGCTGAAATAATGGAAACTATGGATAAAATGTTACCAAGGAAAAAAAATATCAGCTTAAAGAGAACTTAAGTTGAAAATACACATATAAATAAATATACTATTAATGAATAGAAAATATCCTCAAAATAATAAATTTATTAATTGGTTAAAAAGTAAAAGTGATTCAGGGAAAATATACAATAATTATAGTCCTGATAGTTATACATTATATTATAACAATACAAATGATTTGGATCTATATCTCAATAAAATAGAAGATATAGAACGTATAGAGCAAACAAAAATATATAATCCAAATGATATGTCAGAAAATGATAAAATATTGGAAAAATATATTGAAAGGTATAAAAATGGGAAAAAGATATTAATTAACCCAGATACTATTCATTATCATATACATACATTATATCAGAAATTAATTGACCATAAAGATAATACAAATTACCTATTACAATCAATAGAAATAGATGGTTCAATAGATAAGAATATGGATGAAAATGTAAATATATTTGATAAAAGCATAAAGGATGCTTTTTACAGATTTTGTTTTGAAAATAGTATATAAATATGTATTACTAATCGTATATAATAATGGAAAATGATCCAACCAATAATATTATGTTATTAAATGAAGAAATTAAGGATACTGAATCTATATTAAGTGATATAGAAGATTCAATAGAAAAAATGTATTATAATGTAATAAAATCATACACATCAGATTCTCCAGTAATATTAAATAATATGTATGATGGTAAATATAAATTTACTAATTTTATGAAAGAGAATAGTAAAGCTTATTGTTGGTTTCATAATTTTTTAATATATTTATATGAAGAGAGAGATAAATTAAACAATAATTTCAATATAAGGATGTAATGTAGGTATAAATGTCGGGATAAATAGACTTTCTACAGTATAAATAGTTGGTGTGTACCACCACCACCACATAAGTGGTGTACTTACTTTACTTTTAATAAGATTGTATTTCATCCTATTATGTATATTATCATCAAAATAGAATTCAGAGAAATCTGTATCAGATTCTGAATCATCTTCATCATTATGTCTGGAGCGTTTTTTACGTTTACCACCTGTTTGTATCTTGTCAAGATCCTTAAGATGTTTTTTAAGTTTGTTAATTTTAGTTCCATTAAGTTCGGAAACAATATATTTTATTTTATCATTTTTTATAGTCTCTTCTATTAAGAGATTATAATATTTTCCATCATTAACATCTTGTATAGTCATAGCAAATTGTGGGATATTATTAGAAAAATTATTTGATAACTTATTCCATATTTTCTTCCCAGCATCGATATGATTTGAACAAGTGTATTCTGTTTTAAAATTTCCTTTAATATATGGATTGATTAGTTTATATCTATTGCTCATAGTATTATATATAGTATTTATATATAAAAAAATTGAATAAAAAATTCAATAGTTATGGATAAAATATAACTATTTAAATAATATATGTCCCTAGAATTAAGATCAGATATAATAGAACTAAAGTCTGTTATATCTGTATTAAAGGATATAACTACAGATATAAATATAAAATTTGATGAATCATGTTTAAGAATGGTTGCTCTCAGCAATTGTAAATGTATATTTGTGGATTGTGAATTATATGAAAAAAAATTTCATAGGTATTTAGCACATAATAAGCAAATAAGTATTAATCTTATAGTATTTAACAAACTATTAAATACTATAAGCAAAAATGATATTTTATCAATTAAAAAATTTAAGACAAAATTAAGTATACGTGGGACTAATAAGGAATTAACAAGGAAAAAATATCATAGTATGCCACTTCAAATATGTGATAATAATATAGAAAAAACCGTTCCACCAGACAAGATTAAAGGATATGTAGATAATAATTATTGGAAAGCAGAAGTGATTATGGATAGCAAAGAATTTGTATATCTTTTAAATTATATTAAAAATTCATCAGAATATGTAGATATTGAATGTAGTAATAACTACATTAAATTTACATCAGGTGACGATATTAATAGTAAACAAACATATACTTATGAAAGAGGTGAAGATATTAATATAACATATAGAAGTGATTTGAAGAAGTTAGTAAATAGTTATGATATAGGTGCTATTGATACAGCAAAAAAGTTAGCATCATTATGTGAAACTATAGAAATATACATAAATGACATGTTAAAGATAAAATATAATTTTAATCTTGGTTATTTTTCGGAATATATTCCACCTCGTACAAAAGAATCGGATGTTGATATATATAATGATTATTATTCAGATTCTGATGATGAAATATAGTGTGTATATAAAGAAGTATTAAATATATATCTTTTATTTATTCAATGAGAATACTTGAAGTAAAAACAGAACATTCAAGTGTAATTAAATCACTAATTGAAGTATTAAAGGAGATATTACAAGAAACAAATATAGAATTTAGATATTCAAATGAGGATGATGTATCTCCAGGTGATAACTGTATACGTATTTTAGCGGTGGATCCCAATAAGACAGTTCTTATAAATTGTAAACTTATTGCTGATAAGTTTTCAACATTTCATTGTAAAAAGAAAAAAATGTCATTAGGAATAAATCTTACTTATCTACATAAATTAATAAAATCGGTTGATAAGGATGATAATTTAACATTATATATGGATCATGATGATAAGAATAATTTAAAAATAAATTTAAGTAATACAGAAACTGGAAAACATACAGATCTTAAATTAAAATTATTAGACTTGGGAAATATAAATTTACGTGTGCCAAGTATAACATTTCAATCTGTTATTGTTATACAATGTGCTGAATTTCATAAATTATGTAGAGATATGAGTAATATTGCTGATTATATAGAGATTAAATGTCTTAAAAATAAAATTATTTTTACAGCAAAGAGTGATTATGGAGAAAAAAGTTTAACATTTGATAATGGGAACAAGGTAACAATTCAATTTGGAAAGGATGAATCGATTCCACCCATAATTCAAGGTATTTATGAATTAAAAACGTTATCATTATTCTCAAAATGTAATGGTTTATGTTCTGTCATAGAAATATACATGAAAAATAATCATCCATTAATAATATCATATAATGTAGCAACATTAGGTAAATTATTATTATGTTTGACACCAAAAGATCCACCATCAGATGATGAATGTGATAGTGATGATTTATATTCAGATGAGGAAGATAATCCTATAATTTAGATGTTTATATCGAATATTATATTGAATATTATATTCTTTTAGTACCTCCATTATATGGGTATCCATGACCTTCATTAATCATTATCTGATTAATTGTTATTTCATCATCAGGGTGAAGTTTAATAGTCCCTAATATTCTCCCATATTTATCTAAACCTTCACAATAAATATATACATACTTATTTTGTAATAATTCACTTATTCTATCTTTAGCAGCATATGCTGCCTTTTTAATCTCTTCTCTTTCTAGTTCTGTGTAGTCTGCTTTTCTGGGTCTCATTTCTGGAGAATCATATCCAGCCATTCTTATTTTAAATTGATAATATTTATTATTTTGTTTAAATATGCAATATACAGTATCTCCATCGACACATTTTACAATTTTTGTAAGATGTATTTGATCAGAATAATCAAAAAATGGTGTTTCATTGGTATAATTTTGTAATTCTTCTTCTGTTTCGTATATATTCATTTTTATGATTATATATATAACAATCATAAAATTTTATAATTAATTAGAATTGGATTTATATTTCATACTATATTTTTTACAATGTGTTAATACATTATTTGAAAGTGTTTTTGTTAAATCATTATTACTATCTCTATTCCATATTTTGATAAGTCCCCAATTATTTTTGCTATTAAGTGAAATACCATTTATATCATAATTATCGACTGTTAACATATTATTAACTAACATACATGCGATATATTCCCATAATCTAAGAATATTTGATGAATCTGCTTTAAATGAGCAAATACCTCCATTTTTATTATTTTCATCTTCCCACATAGGAAGAATACCTTCTTTCATAATAAAAAAATTATTTATATTAATACCTAATTTATCAAAATTATTAAATAATTTCCAAAATTGCGATACATTATTAATAGTGCATAATTTTTTGTAACTATTTATACTCCAATCGCTACAATTAGCATCATGACTCCATAATACATAACTATATGGTAATTTATGGCACTCTCCGCTATCTGATTTTTGTTTTTTATATGTTATATTTGAGTCGTTAGTATTGCATCTATTATTGGATATAGTTTTTGGGGTAGATTTAAGTACAGAAGCCCAACTATTACCAGATGTCATATAATTATATTATTATATTTTTTTATTTAAATCTATTTTATAGATAAAGAAAATTCCGATAAAGGCAGATAATTGTATAAAAATATTATTTGTAATAGATAGATTATGTTCAATTTCACATAATTTATCCAATATATTGGATATATCAGATATATTATATGATTGTATAATATCTGGTTGTTTATTATTCAACAGAATATTAATAATATAATTATGTATTTCAGTTACAATATCGGACAAAGATAATCCTTCTTTTTTTATTAATGATACTATATGTTTATGAGCATTATTAAACGTTTCGCAAGATATCCATTTTAATATTTTTTTAATATGAATTAGTCTAGGGTATCCCAGACACATATTTACATATTTTTCATTAACAGTATCAAACATCATAGAAACTGATTGTGATATATTTAGGGCCTTTCGCATATCTCCATTAGATCTTTTAATAATTTCTGTTATTCCACCAGAAGTTATATTTATATTTTCCTTGCTTGCAACATATCTTACTCGTTTTCCTATAGAATTACCATCTAATGGGTTAAATCTAAATTTAGTACATCTAGATTGTAATGCTGGAATTATATTTTTGATATAATTTACAATAAGACAAAATCTAGCATTTTTTGTATGTTTTTCTATAACTTGTCTTAATATTGCTTGAGCATCAGCAGTCATTGCATCTGTTTCATCAAGAATAACTAATTTAAATAATCCCTTTCTCTCTTCTTCAGTTGAACCATAAAACGCATTTCCAGTAATAACAAATTGATGAATCTTATTCCTGACTACTTCAATACCTCTGTCATCTGATGCATTAAGTTCCATAACCATAAAATCAATATAATCACCATATAATTCTTTAGCACATGCTGTTATAGTTGAAGTTTTACCAGTTCCAGGTTTTCCGTAAAATAATAAATGAGGTAATGAACGATTAGATATAAATTTTTTTATCATACAAATAATATCTGTATGTGATACTATATCATCTAAATTTGTAGGTCTGTATTTTTCTATCCATGGTAAATTATCCTCTTTATAATTTTTGCCCATATATGTTAATAAATATATATAAGGTTAATTAATTATATATATTATCAATTTTTTATTTATATGAACATTATAGTATCAATATTTAGTCTGAAAGCAAAAATATCATCATATTTTAGAATATTTTATAGAAAATACATAACAGATATAATAAGTATAAAATCATACAAAAATGGGAAAATATCTGAATGTATATATAATTATTATATATTTCAAATGATAAATGTTCTAAATATATGCCTATTTGGAATATTAAATTCATATGTTAATAAATTAGATATACCTCTAGGAAAGACATGTATCACAAAAAATTATGGATACAAAGAAGAAAAATTAATATGTAATAATATAGAACATTTATCCGATATACAATATAAAAGTGCATATAAAAAAGATATTTCTCCAATAATATTTAGTAAGTTTGCACTAATTACAAAAAATGAAACAATATGTTTAAAGAAATATTTATTTAACTATAGTGATATTTTGGAAAAATATGATAATACATTAGGAAATATATTATTATTTGAAAAGATAGGACCATATAATTATACAACAGATGAACTTACAGATGAACTAACAGATGAAACAACAGATGAACTTACAGATGAAACAACAGATGAACTAACAGATGAAATGTATGTACATATTGTAAAAAGGGATAAAAATAAAAGAATTAATAAAAGGTTAATATATGAAGAATGTAAGAATTTGCATATAAATCACTTTATAAATATATAAAAATTGAATTAGAAAATACATAAAGTTACATGTATATATATATAGATATTATATATATACATATATGAGTTCAGCATATAGATATGATGAAGATATAAAACCGATTGATCATATTGATTTCACGATATGGCCAAATTCGGAGATATTAAAATCATCAGCATTAGGTAAGAATTCAATAGGTATAAATATTCCTGATTTATATGAAAACATGCAACCAAAGAGAGGTGGTTTGATAGATACAAGATTAGGACCAGTGGATAAAGATATTAGTTGTGCTACATGTGGATTATCAATAAAAGATTGTGTTGGGCATTTTGGTCATATAAGTTTAGCTGAGCCGGCATTTAATATGGGATATATAGATTTTGTAAAAAATATATTAAGTTGTGTGTGCTTAAAATGTTCGAAATTGTTACTGGATAAGACAGATGAAGAATTATTTGATATACTTAAAAATAAATCAAGAAAGGCAAGATTTATGGAAATACGTAACATGACAAGTTCCGCAAAATATTGCAGACGTCCTGGTAATGAATGTAATTATCCTGTAGCAAAAATTAAAAAGGAAATTAAAAAGGCATCTGCAACTGTTACTATTATTGCGGAGACTAATATTGAAGGTTTACCTACAGAAGATGGATTATTTGATGGGAAAAAGAAAATTCGAAAAACATTGACCCCTGAGATATGCTATGATATATTAAAAAATATATCTGATACAGATTGTACAATAATGGGTTTAGATCCCAAAATATCTAGACCAGAAGATATGATCCATATTATATTTCCGGTGCCTCCAGTTTCTGTAAGACCTTCTGCTAAAGTTGAAATAATGGCATCATCCACGAAAGAGGATGATTTAACACATAAATTAATTGATATTATTAGATCAAATATTCGGGCAAGAAAATATAATGAAGGAGAAGATGATGAAAAGAAAGTATTTTCACATGATCATATATATCTATTACAATATCATGTTGCAACTTATCATAATAATGACATAGCTGGTTTACCAAATTCAAAACAGAAAGATAAGAAAAGTAGATCACTTGTTGAAAGATTAAAAGGTAAAAAAGGAAGAATAAGAGGTAATTTAATGGGTAAGCGTGTAGATTTTTCAGCACGTACAGTTATTACACCTGATCCGACTATTGATATAGATCAGCTAGGTGTGCCTATAAATATAGCTATGAATTTAACATTTCCAGAATTAGTAACTCCAGAAAATATTGATAGATTATACAAATTAGTTAGAAATGGGAGATATAAATATCCTGGCGCAAATTATATATTTCCGGCTGGATCAGTACATAATAGTGGTAGATTATTTGATCTTAGGTATAGAAAAGAGAATATTGAATTAAATTTTGGAGATATTGTGGAACGTCATTTACAAGATAATGATAATGTATTGTTGAATAGACAACCTTCATTACATAAATTATCAATGATGGGTCATCGTGTCAAAATATTAAAAAATCCCGATTTACAAACATTTAGACTGTGTGTATATGTAACACCACCATATGGTGCTGATTTTGATGGTGATGAGATGAACATATTTGTTCCACAATCAAAACAATCATCAATAGAGTTAAAAGAGATAGCAAATGTAAAAAGGCAAGTAATATCTCCACGTACAAGTTCTCCAATTATAGGTGCTGTTCAAGATGGTGTTTTAGGTTGTTATAATCTAACTGATTCTGATATGAATATTAATTGGAGAGATGTTATGAACATATTATCCTATACATCAACATCAATGGATGATTTAGGAAAAATAAAAAAAGATACAGATTATAAAGGAAGTGATATTTTTTCTCATATTATACCCAATAATATAAATATGAAACACGCAGGTATCACTATTAAAAATGGTAATATTAAAAGTGGACAGATAAAAAAAGCACATATTAGTAATAAAACAAATAGTATTATTCATGCAGTATGGAACCAATATGGTATGATGGAAACTAAATCATTTTTAGATGATATTGCAAGATTAGCGAATAATTTTAATTTGTATAACGGTTTTACTGTGGGAATAGGAGATTCATATATATCCCCTGATATAGAAAATCAGATAAACACATTATTTGAGACTAAAAAAATGAAGGTAAGACATTTAATAACAGATCTGGAAAATAATCCAGACTTAATAAGTGGGGATATGTTTGAAGCATCAGTAAATGCTGAATTGACAGCTATTAGAGATGATGTATCAAAATTAATTATGGAAAATTTAGACAAAATAAATAATTTTGCCATTATGATAAATTCAGGTTCAAAAGGATCTTCTTTAAATGTTGGTCAGATGTCTGGATGTATCGGTCAACAAGTTATTACTAATAATCGTGTTGCAAAAAAAGTTAATGGAAGGTCTTTACCATATTTTCATCAAAATGATGATACAGCATTTGCAAGAGGTTTTATTGAAAATTCATATATAAATGGAGTAGGATCAGCAGAATATGTAATGTTTAGTATGGCTGGGAGAGAAGGTATGATCGATACTGCTATAAAATCAGTTACTGGAGATACTCCAATTATTATTGCAAATAATAATGAACTAAAAAGGGTGTTGATAGGTGATTGGATTGATAAATTGATGGATAACAATAAATCAGATATTAAAAGAGAGAAAGAAAAAGATATGGAATATTTGTCAATTAGTAGCAATATATACATACCCACAACAGATGAAAATGGATATACTAGTTGGGGAGAGATTACAGCTGTAACAAGACATGATCCAACTGAATATATATATAAAATCAAAACATTGGGAGGTAGAGAAGTTATAGTTGCTGAATCAAAATCACTTTTGGTATTTAATGATAATACAGGAAAATATGAACAAAAGTATACACCAGATGTATTAGAAGGTGATTATATGCCTGTAACTCATATATTAAATAATTTTAACAATGTGTCAAGCATATGTGATACCATGGAAAATATAATGAGTGATAATTTAAATGATGTGCATGATGGCAAAATATATACATTTGAAAACGATAAGAAAAGAGATATGTTTATAATGGGATGTGCAAGTATTGGTATTTATGGCAAAATAGAAGGTAATTCCTATATAGTGCAAGATGTCAATAATTATAAGTTACAGAATGATACAATATTAGACAAGATCATATATATTGAAAAGATGAAATCATTAAACCATCCTAGATATAAAAAAATGTATGATTTAACGGTACCATCCACATTAAATTTTGGCTTAGCCAATGGACTTCATGTTGTTGATACAGCTGAAACTGGGTATATTCAAGAAAATTAACTAAATCAAATGGAAGATATTATGGTTACTTATGATTGTACTATAAGAAATGCAAATGATATAATATACCAATTCATATATGGAGATAATGGGGTTGATACAACAAGACAATATATTCATAATTTAGATATATTAAAAATGGGAGATAAGGACATAAGAGATAAATATACATTTACGAATGATATAGGAAAATATAGTGATTTCAGTAAGAACGATAATGATAAATTTTATAAAGAATTGATAGAATTACGAAATATTATTCGTGAGACAAAAATAAAATTAGGTTCAAATTATATTACTTTTAATACTAGTGTATTCCTTCCTGTTAACTTTAATCTTATAATAAAAAATATCAAGAAAAGAGAGAAATCAAATTTAAAACCAAGTTATATTTTGAAAAAGTTAAACGAAATATTAGATTATAAATATACAAAGATAGTATGTATGTCAGATGATCAATATAATGATAAAACATCAATAAAACACAATGATGAAAAAATAGCAAAAACAATGTTTAAATTTGCATTATATTCATACCTATCACCAAAAATGTGTGTAGAAAAATATAAATTATCAACTGAAGATTTTGATAACATATGTGAGAAAATAATAACTGATTTTAATAATGCTATAGTACAACCAGGAGAAATGGTTGGTGCTGTTGGGGCTCAATCATTAGGAGAACCTTTAACACAATTAACATTAAATTCATTTCATCATGCTGGTATTGGATCTATGAGCGCTGAATCATTAGGAGTCCCTCGTATTAGAGAACTTTTAAGTTTTTCAAAAAATATGAAAACACCTATTATGAAAATATATATGAAGGATAATATTAAAAATAATAAAATTATTACAAATAAAATAGCGTCCTATATTAAACATACAACACTAAAAGATATAAGAGATAAGACAGATGTTTATTATGATCCATATATATATGCAAAAAATGGATACATGTATAAAGATAATGTAACAAATGTATTTCATAGTTATGCAACTTCAAAAGATACATGCCAAAAAGATATTAAGAATTTGCCTTGGTTGATAAGAATCAAACTTAATAGAGATAAAATGTTAGAAAATGGAATAACATTACTTGATATAAAATCAAAATTTTGTAATGTATGGGAAAATAGAAGAAAAAATATTAAAAATGTTAAAAAGGATAATAGAATAATTATTGAAGATATAACTCAATATGCAATATTATCAAATGATGATAATGACAATATACCTATAATACATATCAGATTTGATATGGGGACAATTAGTTATAATGTAATAGCCACATTTTTAGATTCATTTGTTGATAATTTTAAATTAAAAGGATTAGATAATATCAAAAAAGTTTTAGGTGTTGAGAAAAGAATGATGTATACATTTGACAATAATGATAATGCATTCGAAAAATCAGATCAATATGTAATCGAAACAGATGGTATAAATATGGAAAGAATAAGGTATATAAATGGTATAGATCTTGAAAAGACAATATGTAATGATGTAGTTATGGTGTATAAATTATTGGGTATTGAAGCAGCAAGAGCACTTATAGTTAAAGAAATGGTTAATGTCTATAGTAATGAGTTTGTAAATTATCAACATATATCAGTAATAGTTGATCTTATGACTAATAATGGTAAATTGACATCTATTGATAGACATGGGCTAAATAGATTAGAAACTGACCCTCTCGGTAGAGCATCGTTTGAAAAGACTGTCGATCAGTTATTGGCCGCAGCAGTATTTGGGGAAGTAGATCATATGAAGAGTACTTCATCAAGAATTATGGCTGGGTTGGCTATAAAAGGTGGAACAGGCTTGTGTGATATATTAATGGATCTTGACATATTAGAAAATACAGAATATATAGAAGATGTAGAAAATGTATACAGAAAAACATTCAATGATTTAGAAGAAAATCCTGTGATAAATGATATTATCGGAAAGGAATTGGAAGGTATTTTAATACCAAAGTAATTTATTTATTTTTAACTTATTAATAATATTATATTATTAATAGGACTATCAACAATATATACTAACTGGATTGACTGACCAGTTGATTGGAAATACCAATTGAATAACTAGTTGATATCTAGCTGATATCTAGCTGATATACTGATAACTAGCTGATATCTGGCTGACATACTGATAACTAGCTGATATCTGGCTGACATACTTATAACTAGCTGATATCTGGCTGACATACTTATAACTAGCTGATATCTGGCTGACATACTTATAACTAGCTGATATCTGGCTGATATACTGATAGGCTGATATACTTATAGGCTGACATACTGATGACTAGTATATAGTATAAAAAAAATTGAAACTAAAACTATATAAAATCTTAGTCTGTAAATAAGGTTACTATATATGTCAACCTACAGAACTAAAAGAGCAACATCCAAAACTAGCTACATCAAATGCAAAGATTTTAAAAAAAACAAATTCAGTGTTAGTGAAATTCAAACAGACGGAAAATATACAAGTACACAATTTATAGCATATCCAAGATATAACAGAACAGGAAAAGATAACAGCTCAGAATCACCTCTTATTGAACTTCCAGAAATAAAAATAGTACAAGGAGGAATTTCTAAATACAATGAAGAGTATCATAAAGATGGAGATAAGAGTAGATCATATATTACTGTACCACTAGATCCATCAAATGATAATGCAGTAAAATTTATGAAAGTATTAGCAGATATAGATGATAGTCTTGTTGATGAAACTATCAAAAATGACATTTTCAAACCATTAGGTTCAGCAAAAATAAAAACAAAAGGTGGGAAAAAGACAGTAAGAAAACCGTTTTCAACATTATACAGATATATTCCAATAGTAAAAACATATGATGAATTTGTAGATGATAATGAAAATGAGTCAGGAGACGATGAAGATTATCCAGAAGATGAAGAAGATGAAATAGAAGAAACTGGAGATAAAGTTGGCGATGATACAAATGAAAAAACAAAATTTCCAACATGTAAAATTAGAATCCCTTTAAATTATCAAACAGGTATTATTGATTTACCTATCTTTGTTAAAAAAGAAGGAGGAAAACCAACTAAATTATCACCTCCACCAAGAAATATAACTGAACTTGAAGAACATTTAAAATTCTTAGATACTATTAAAGGTGTTGTAAGAGTTGCAAAAGTGTGGGCAAGTAAAAGTAAAGATGATTCAGG